AGATTTCAAAGATGCCCTAGAAGCGGCACAGGATGAAAAAGAAGATTGGGTGGAAGATAAGTTGTTTAAACTAATTGAAAAAGGTAATATGATAGCGACAGTATTTGCCTCCAAAATAATGTTGCAGAAACGCAATCTTGGAAGAAGGCACGCTTACATTGAACAACCACAGAAAATAGAAGGGCATATAGCCCATACTCATAAGTTTGATCAAGATCAGTTGGATGCTATGGTCCGTGGCAAAGAATTAGATAGAGGTAAATATGCGAATATGCTCAAAATTGATGATCCAACTATTATTGATGCAGAATGTGTGATCACTGATGAATAATATAGCAGAAGAACTAACACCTCAACAGATAGGGAGTTCCAGCTTATTAAGTTATGTTGGTTTACAATACCCAAAGTATGTGGCTGAACCGGCACATGAACTAATGGCTACTGCACTGGAAGCCGTAGAAGCAGGTAACATACGGAGATTACTCATAAATATCCCGCCACAACACGGGAAAACTTTATTAGCTTCTGAATTCTTCCCACCTTGGGTACTAGGTAGACATCCTGACTGGAAAATAATAGCTGCAACATTCAATCAAACCAGGGCCAATGAGGTTGGTGGTATAGTCAGAAATAATCTTACCAACACAATCCATCGAGCAGTATTCCCGAACTGTGGAATCTCCCCTGATACGAAATCAACACATCATGTGGCTACAAATGATAGAGGTCATTATTACAGTACAGGTATTGGGGGAACAATCACTGGCCGTGGAGCCAATTGCTTTATTGTGGATGATCCGCTCAAGGACAGGGAAGATGCTGAATCTAAGTTAGTTAGAGAGAAAGTAAAGGAATGGTACAGAGCCGTAGCCTATACAAGATTAAGACCCGATAATAGAATCATTATTATACAAACGCGTTGGCATCGGGACGATTTAAGTGGATTTGTCTTAAGTGAACATGCTCATGAGAACTGGACTGTCCTAGACCTCAAAGCGGTAGCAGAAAAAGGTGACATACTTGGAAGACCTATTGACGCTGCTTTATGTCCACAAATGTACGATGAAGAATATCTGGCCAATGTTAAACTCATAGAAGGAACCTACAATTGGGAATCACTATACCAACAGAGACCAATACCTAAAGAAGGTGGGATGGTTCAATATGACTGGATAAAACATTACACAGAATTACCTGATGAAAGATCTGTCCTAAAAAAAGTAATAAGTTGGGATACCGCCTATAAGGAAGACCAACTCAGTGATCCCACAGCAGCTACTGTATGGCATCTGACCAAAAATGGATACTATCTGGTAGATGTATTAAACAAGAAATTAACATTCCCAAACTTGGTAAGGAAGGTAAAAGAATTACATAATATCCATAACGTATCTGCACACCTTATAGAAGGTAGAGCATCTGGGCAATCGCTTATACAGGAATTAAAAGCCACAACAACCATACCCGTAATAGAAATATCCACTAAAAATCTGGAGAAGAAAGTAAGGTTTGATGCAATTACTGGATTTTTTGAATCAGGTAAGGTATGGTTGCCTGAGCAGGCTCATTGGAGAACAGAAGTAGAAGATCAAATATGTTTATTCCCATCCACCAAATTTGATGACATTGTTGATAGTGTATCTCAATTTTTAAATTGGTGTAATAAACCACGATATGTTAGAAGACCACCATCGAAATTATATTGGAAATAGTTGGAGGAGTTAAAATGGATATTGATAGACTTTTGGAAACACATGAAACTTATAATGAGATGATCAGTAGTTGGAGTTTTTTTGGATTAGCTTATGAAGGTGGTAAAAACTTTATTGATTTCGCATTACAACAACACACTAGGGAGAGTCCTGCAAATTGGGCAAATCGCCAGGAGGAGGGAGTGTGTTTCAATTATTCCAGTATTGTTATTGATCTATTCAATTTCTACCTAACTGAAAAACCAGCAGTCCGTGATCTTGGTAGCCTATCTAATGATAAATTATGGCATATGTTTTTAAAAGATGCTGATCTGTATAGTACAAACTTTGATGTATTTCTGAATGAAGCTCAAAAAATGGCTGCCATCTATGGTGCTGTTGGTGTATTAATAGACAAACCCAATTCAGAAAGCCGTGTTGTTAAAGATGATGTAAAACTGGGTATCTACCCATATTGTGCTTTATTTACACTACCTAATATCTTGGATTGGAAACATGAAAGAGATCCAATAACTAATAGACCAACTCTAAAATACTTAAAACTGTTGGATTTTGATAATAGGTATTTGTTATGGTGGCCTGATAAATGGGAGATATATCAGATCCCAGAAGGTGCTACACAAACTGGGCCACGGATACATAGGCATGTAGATACTTCTGATTATGAACCAAAACCTGGAGAAAACAAATATGCTGATCAACCTGGACAACCTTATAAGACTGCTCTCGGTGGAGAGGAACCTATTTTAGTAGCTGAAGGTGAAAATCCATTAGGTGAAATTCCATTTGTATGGTTCCAAAATATCAAAAGTGTTGTGAATCCATATATTGGAGTATCTGATATAAAAGAAATATCCAGGATTACAGCCAGCATTGTTAGAAATATATCATACGGAGAAGAAGTTATTAAATTCGCAGGTTTCCCACAGGCTAGAAGACCAATGGCTAGGGAAGGTGATGAACTAAACAATGAAGCCGGTGTGACGGCTATACTTGAATTCGATCCAGAAATGGGTGAAGCTGGCAAACCTGATTGGTTGGAATCTAAAGTACAAGAACCTGTAGATGCTATCTTGGCATGGATAGATAAAAAGATAGTGGAGATATTCCAGTTAGCTTATCTGTCCGGTATACACGCACAGGAGAATAGCAATCAGGCTCGCTCAGGGGTAGCACTACGCTACGAGTATCAACAACTAAGCCTAGTACTTACAAAGAAAAGTGAGAACCTAACAGAGACGGAATTAGGCATCATAAAGTACTGGTTGAAATGGCAATCAAAAAGTAGCTGGTTCGATACTATGCTCATATCCCGTAGTAAAGATTTCAGCATAGATGATCTCTCACAGAATCTTGAGAACGCTATCATGGCAAATAAGATAGTGCCGGAAATGACATTCAAAAAAGAATTGATGAAGGTTGTGGCTAAAAGAGTATTGCCGGATATTCCTGACTTAAAATTAATGGATATATATGCGAAAATAGATGAACTTGATGAAAGTGATCTGATTGAACCAGATGAAACAAAAGACAGATCCACAAAAGATATCAGACAGGAGATGGAGGAAAAATGGAAACGTGATCCTGACGCTGATGTAAATACTGAAACAACGTAAATCCAGGAGTTGGTGAAGGGTGCTATAAATCACAGCACCCTTCGTAAGCAAAACTCATTAGCTGAAACTAGAGGGGATAAGGTTCACGACTATACCATATCCCCTTCAAATTTATATTTTAAAAAATCATCCATATCCAGAATATAATCTTTTAGATCATAATTTGTAGAACATAGAACCAAAAGAACGTCATGTCCCGTCACAAAACATTGAGCATCCCAAATTAAATTACCGACGTATAAATACTCATCCTTATTTAATGTAATTGTTTCTGTACTTTCATTTTGTGTCAGGATAACAACAATCTCACCCTGCACACAGATTAAAAGCTGTTTCGTATTAAAATGGGCGTGCTCTCCTCGTATATTACCAGCAGGAACGCCAGTAACGTAAAACGCCCGTTTTGGTTTAAACTCCAAATCCTTAAATTCAATCGGGGCTAAAATACCACCTCTATCATCACTAAACGTCCGTAATTTCTTCTTCTCTATTTTCATATAAGAAATCCTCAATCTGCTCTATTTCCAAATCTGTTAAATAGGGGTGGACTGGTAATGAGAGAATAGTATCATCTACCCTATAACCAACTTTAGATGGAACAGCTCCAGAAAGAACTAGCATCTCATTAACATGTTTTGAGTAGTGAATCATATATGGAATAGATGCTGAATCTAACTTCTTTATTACTTCAGCCCTATTCTTAAATCTAATTGTAAATTGGTGATACACAGAAGTAGAATTTACAGTATATCCAGATACAGCCTCTTTATATCTTTCTGCAATTCTAATCCTCTTAGCATTAAGCATATCCAAAAAATCCATCTTGCAATTTACAACCGCAGCTTGCCACTCATCCATCCTACTATTGAAACCTAAAATATTATCTTCAACACCATAGACTCTAGCCTTTCTAAAATAATCCAATGAATTGTCAGAGCAAATCATTCCTCCATCACCCATTGAAGCTAATGGCTTTGTAGGATAAAAACTGAATATTGAATAATCTCCATGTATTCCAGAGCCACTTCCAGTTGATTGAGCACAATCCTCTATGACGATATGATTATTTGATTTGGCATAAGATATAATTTTATCCATTTGACAATTATTTCCAAACAAATGAACAGGTACTATTATTCCGTTCTTGACATCAGGTAATTTATTCACATCCATCGTCATACTGGAATCTACATCAACATAATATAAACGATCAGTAATGTGGCGACACACAGTGGCCGTAGGATACGCCCCGAAGTTAGGAAGGATGATAGGCATACCTTTTTTGTAAACGTGCAACAGCGTCAACATTAGAGCGTCTGTACCACTACCTACTGCAACACCATAGCTCTTACCGATAGCGTTGTCAATGTGTGCATTTCATATCTCCTTTATACCAAAAACTTATTCTTAATAAAAGGCAGGACCTGCACAGAGCATTGTGGACCTTGTGCTGATTTTACTGAGTGGGAGCACACAGTCAAATTCGACATCAAAATTATCCAACATTAGTATACTCCTGCAGGCGATAGTAGGTAGGTTGCCCACTACCATAACTCTGTTTGAAAAAGATGTCAAACACTTTTGTTTTTATAGTATCTGACTATTTCAAATTCAAACCATAGAAATTGAAAAGTCCATATCATTGTACCGTTGTTTTTTATTAGATAAACGTTTGGTTTTAATTCACAATCATCTGAATAGAATTTTAGTTTTACATCCATTTTAAACTCCCCGTAATTGTGGTCGATGAATAGCCCTCGACATTCTCCCGATACCTGGATTTTCTACTAATATTTGGACTAGCATTGCTATATCAGGATAATCTTTTAGAATTCGCATTGCATTTTCTTTGGTATATGGAATCTCTTCATCACCTTCTTCAATCCCTTCCCAATCAGTGATAGGGCAATCCCACTCTGAAACCACAGCAGAATCAATAATTTTCAGTCGGATACCATTTCCACAATCATGCCATGCCGACTCAGGAAGTTTCTTTCGCTTTAGAGGAACTACCTTCACTGAGTATACTCCTTCAATTCCTCTCTTAATTGCTTTTTCCATATTTCTAGTGTAGGCTGTTCTCTCTCAGACACCATAGAATCTTTTAGCATTGTAAAACACTTTTCAATTTGGTCCTCAATTTCAGCCTCGTTAACTTTTGTGGCAGTAACAGTGATGCTTTTTAAATAAGGCCATCTATTCCAAGTAGAGTAACTTATATCTGTAACATGGAAAGATAAACAGGATAGTGTAGTTTCAAATCTATCGTGAAACCACATATCTCTGTGGAAAGCCCAACTTGCTGCCTGATCACCAACTAGATGCCTAATAATAGCCATCTTTTGTTTATAATCCGTATCGACAGAACATATTTGTTCCATACTTTTCATGCCGTCTGGTGTCTCAATGATGAGAATTCCATCAATCTTCAACCAATAGTACCATTTAACTAATTGAGCTAATGCTGTTACTCTTGAAAAATGTTCGTAAACGTGATGTGATCTTATTTCATCCACTGAAAATCTTGGAAACAACAAATCTTTTGTGATATTTGCCTCTGCATCCACAGATAACTTCATAACATTATGTTTTTCTTTTGGATGATCAATATTTATGTATCCTTCTAAATACTGTTGGCCACAACCTAGATGCAATCTAAGAGGCTTTCCTTCCTGGTATCTACCACCTTCTATTAATTTTTCAAAAGAATTCATTTGCTTTCCTCCACAAATCTCAATATCTGCTGCACTCTAACCTCAGTAGTGTGATTCTTCAAAATATTAAATCTTGCTCCCTCAGCCAGTTTAAAACGTAAATCAGGATTAGTCATAAGCTCATCTATACAATCAATTAATTCTATGTAATCAGTGTAATATAGAATATCCTTATTATGTGTAAATAACTTGTCAATGTCATTGTTCATAGTTGGTGATAATACTGGTTTGCCAGCAGCCATACCCTCAATAACCCTTGCAGATAACAAGTTAGTCCTGTGAGGTAAATTAACGAATGCACATCCAGACATGTCATTCAAATGGTTTATCCACACAGAATATACTGATTGCCTTATATTAAACCAATTATCATAAAAAGCTTGATAACTAACAGTACATTGAGAGAATAATTGATCGAACATATTAGGAAATGGTGTATTATCTTCTGCTGATGGTGGGTTAATAATCATTTTATGTGCCAACTCATTTGCCCACTCATTTCGTGTGCCGTATAATGTCCCATAGAAGATAGCTTTATCACCAGTTCCACTAGGCTGTTTCACTAACCTCTCTGGAATTGAGGTTATACCCAACATAGTAGGGATATTGCAGGTAGCTAGGTCACGCCCATCAACTACAACAGTGTGTGTAAGATAGGGTAATTTTTGCTGTAAATTATCAATCCTTCTCCGAGTGCCTGTTGGATTACTTACAAATTCATTTGCATGGATTGTTAAACTCTCCACTATGAAACCGATCCTAACAGGAGCTACCTCAGTGAGCCAAACTAAAAATTCCTCTGACATTTGGGAATGAACAACTTCAAGCCAGACCTGATCAAATTTAGTATCACCAACAATATCTTTTGCGTGTTTCAGCCATATATCGGTGTGATATGTTGCTGGTATGGTTATATGCTCAGTATCTTTGAAGCCCTCAACCATCCCCACTCCCAGTGGGTATGGGAACTTCTTGGCTGAGAAGAACCTATTGAACTCCAATGGTAGATATAGTATTCTCAATTTAGCCTCCTATCCTTTATTTACTCTCAATTTTGCTAATTCTTCTACATAACCATAAATGTGTAAACCCTTTGAGGAAGCTACAATGGAACCAGATTCGACACCGATCTTATCTGCCATATACTTTTGCAATACAGCAATACCAGCAAGATTGGCTGGAAACCCATTCCATAAATCCCACGACCTGAAATAAGGATAGAAAATCAATTCATCATCTTTAATTCGCATATCGATTAAACGAAGACATGGAGGATCTTCTAGTAAGCAATCGTCTGGCTGTGCTATTTGCAATACAGCTTGATTGGTATTCGGAGTCTTCCGTAATAACTCAATCCAATACTCAATTTGATTCAATTCAGTCTGGTCATAATCCAAAATGAACTTATTCATTCTGGAACCATAGGTGTATTGCTCAAATGGTTCAATATGTGCTGTCATTAAATATGGCATATACTGTTCAACATACCCATTCTCTACTGGATTTGGGATGTTCAAATGTGTTGGAATTTGCGGAAGCATCAGATCATAAGGTTCTTCGTAAGGATGTTTAATATGTACT